TAAGTGGTGTATCAGATATGTTGTTTCCTGTGCCAGAAATGACAGAATTTAGTAATGAAGAAGATCCAAGAATATCATTCAGCTTTTCTGGGGTACAAAATACTAGCAGGGCTGGGACTAGCCATCCGATAGTCTATGGTGAAATAATAACAGGATCAGTTGTTATCTCAGCAGGGATTGACACTCATCAGGTATCAGCATGACAGATAAAATTATAAAAGGGTCTGGTGGTGCGCTTGGTGGTTCTCCTCCACCTCCACCACAACCAACGAGAGCGCCAGATACCTTAAATAGTAGACAATTTGTATCTATTTTAGATTTAATATCAGAAGGTGAAATAGAAGGATTTGCAACCGCTTCAAAAGAAGGTCATACAATTTTCTCAACACCATATAATATTGCAAGTCTTAAAGATATATTTTTAAACGATACGCCAGTTTTAAAATCAACAGCAAATTCATTAGCTCCTATTACATCAGATTTCAACTTTCAAAGTGTAGAGTTACAGACACGAATTGGAACAGCAAACCAAGGTGCTATAACTGGTGTTGAAATTGAACCAAGTCAAAATTTAGTAGGTATAGGAGTAACAGTAACAAACTCTACACCTGTTACTCGCCAGATTGCTGATAAGAGTCCTAATCCAAACCCAGATGCTGCAAAAGTAACAATTACATTTCCTCAATTACAAAAGGTCACCGATCAAGGTGATTTGTTAGGTTCTTCTGTTCAATTACAAATACAAGTTCAATATAATGGTGGTGGTTTTACTCCAATAATTACAGATACTATTACAGGAAGAACTGCTGATGCCTACCAAAAAGAATACAGAGTAACTCTTACAGGAGCTTTTCCAGTTGACATAAGAGTTGTAAGGCTTACAGCAGATAGTACATCTTCTAATCTTATTGATGCTTTTTCTTGGACAAGTCTTGGTGAAATTGTTGATGATCCGCAGACTTATCCAAACAGTGCCTATTTTGCTTTAAGACTTGATTCACAACAGTTTAGTTCTATTCCAAACAGATCGTATCGTGTTCGTGGTGTAAAAGTAAGAATACCAGGTGCAGGTGCATCTAACTCTGGTACACCTACTGTAAATTTACAAACAGGAAGAATACAATACCCACCTAATTATATTTTTAATGGAACTATGGGTGCTGCTGTTTGGTGTTCTTGCCCTGCCATGATACTACTTGATCTATTAACTACTGAAAGATATGGATTTGGAACGCATATTATAGACAGTAATTTAGATTTATTTAGTTTTGTAGCAGCTAGTAGATATGCAAATGAATTAGTAGACGATGGATTTGGAGGGCAAGAAGCTAGATTTAGTTGCAATGTAAATTTGCAAGGATCTATGGAAGCGTACCAGTTAATAAATGAATTAGCTGGTGTTATGAGATGTTTTCCAATATGGTCAGAAGGTTCTGTAACTATAACGCAAGATAAGCCAACAGATCCAAGTTATTTATTCAGTTTGGCAAATGTAGGTGAAGGTGGTTTTTCATATTCTGGTAGCAGTTTAAAACAAAGACATACTGTTATTTCTGTTAGTTATTTTAATATGGATAGCAGAGAAATAGATTATGAGGTTGTTGAAGATACTGCTGCACAAGCCAAACTTGGAATTGTTAAAAAAGATGTAAAAGCATTTGCCTGTACATCCCGTGGTCAAGCACAAAGACTTGGAAAAGCAATACTATTTAGTGAGCAAAACGAATCTGAGATAGTTAGTTTTACAACATCTATAGATGCTGGTGCAATCGTTAGACCTGGCTCTGTTATTTCTGTAAATGATCCTGTTCGTGGTGGAGAAAGAAGATCAGGAAGAATAAATACAGCCACTACCACACAAATAACTGTTGATAATACACAAGACCTAGACACGTTTACAGGCACAAATAAAAAATGTAGTGTTATTTTGCCTAATGGAAGTGTTGAAACTAAAAATGTAACTGGTATTATTGATAATGTTATTACATTAGATTCAGCTTTATCTGCAACACCAAATCCTAATGCTGTTTGGTTATTGCAAAGTTCAACATTAGAAGCACAAACATTTAGAGTTATATCTGTAGAGGAACAAGATGGTATTAACTATGCCATTACAGCTTTAACTTATATTGATGGTAAATATAACAATATTGAACAAGGTATAGCATTACCAGAAAGAAAAATATCTTTACTTAACGAGCCAAAAGATCCACCCGAAAACCTGCAAGCATCCGAAAGAGTTGTTGTAATAAATGCTCTTGCGGTAAGTAAAATAATTTTATCTTGGAAATCGGTAACTGGTGTAAGTCAATATTTGGTTCAATACAGATTTAATAACACGAACTGGGTAAGTGAAACTGTATTTAGACCTGACTTTGAATTATTTGGTACAGAAAGAGGCATATACGAATTTAGAGTATTTTCATTTAATGCTGCATTAAAATTATCTGCTACATCCTCTGATCTTACATTTAGTGCTACAGGTAAAACAGCACCGCCTGGAGATGTACAAAATTTATCAATGGAGCCTATAACAAATAAATTAGTTAGATTAAGATGGTCAAGATCTGTAGATCCTGATGTTATTCATGGTGGCAGAGTTTATATAAGGCATAGTAATTTAACTGATGGTACTGGCACTTTTCAAAACTCAGTTGATTTAATTTCAGCAATTTCTGGTGGTGCAACAGATGTAGTTTTACCCTCTTTAGAGGGCGAGTACATTCTTAAATTTCAAGATGACCAAGGAAATTTTAGTACTGGTGAAGCAAGCATTATTCTTGATCTGCCAGATTTAATAGATACACAAGTTATATTGCAAGACAGAGAGGATCTAGATACACCTTCATTTCAAGGTACAAAAACAAATACGACATTTAACACTACGACAAGTGCATTGCAACTTACTAACCCAGCAACAAATCCAACAGGGGAATATGCCTTTAAAGATATTTTAGATTTAGGTGGTGTATTTTCTCTTGATTTAAAAAGAGTAATACGATCTGTTGGTTTTGTTATAGGTACAGATATAGAAACTATTATTCCAAGTGGATCTTTTTGGGATAATTATGCATTAGATGGTAACTTTGATGGTGCAGCAGCAAACGAAGTAAATACCCAAGTTTTAGTTGCAACTTCACAAACAGCATCAGGAAGTTTTGGTGCTTTTAACAACTTTGCAAATGGTACATTTAAAGGCCGTAGATTTAAATTTAAATTAGTCTTAGAAAGTGAAGATGTTGCACAAAATATGAATGTTCAACAGGCTGGCTATACAGCACAATTTTTATCAAGAACAGAACGTAATTACCAAACAGGTGGAAGTATAACAACTGCACCGCAACAATCTGGTACATCAGCTAAAAATGTGGTATTTGGAAAACCATTTTTCACAGGTACTTCTGCTTTGGGAGGCTCAACAACTGCATTTTTACCTTCTGTAGGTATAACAATACAAAATGCACAATCAGGCGATTTCTTTACTGTTACTAATGTTTCTGGTACAGGTTTTACTGTAAATATTAAAAATGGTTCTAGTTTTGTAGATAGAACATTCACATTCCAAGCTGTCGGTTATGGTAAAGGGGTGTAATATGGAGAAAAGTATTTTATAAATGGCACAAGTAGCAGATTACGATATAGCAAATGCATCAGGTGCTAGTGTTCGTAGTGACTTAAATGCTGTCTTTGAAGCAATAAAAACTCTTAATAGTGGTGGTACTGACCCCGCAAATCCATTAGCATTTATGCCATATGTTGATACAGCAGATAATAATAATTTAAAGATTAGAAATGCATCTAACAATGGCTTTACTACTGTTGGTTCTGTGAATGATGCCAATTTAGGTTTACTGCCTAAGTCTGGTGGCATAATGACAGGGCAAATACAGGGTGCTGCTGGGGGTGGTGCTGGTATTCCAGAATATAGTTTTGTAACTGATACAGATACAGGAATGTTTAGAAGTGGTGCAAACCAAGTAGCATTTACTTGTGCTGGAACAAAAATTAGTCATTATTCATCTGCTGGTTTATTTCTTACATCTACAGGCAGTGCAACAACAGGTTTATTTCTTAATGACGCAGACAATACTGCACATATATCTTTAAAGGCTCCTGATACTTTATCTTCAAGTGTTACTTATAAATTGCCTGGAACTATTGTTAATGGTGGTTTTATGCAGACTGATGCATCAGGTAACTTATCATTTCAAATTGTAGCTGGTGTTCCTACTGGTTCTGTCTTTTGTATGGCAGTGGCTACAGTACCCTCTGGATATTTAGAATGTAACGGCCAAACTCTTAGTAGAACAACTTATGCTGCATTGTTTAATATTATTGGTACACAATATGGCGCTCCAAGCGGTTCAACATTTAAAGTTCCCGATTTAAGAGGTGAATTTATTAGAGGTTTTGATAATGGTAGAGGTGTTGACAATAGTAGATCAATAGGAACTTTACAGGGAGATGATAATAAATTACACAACCACGGAATAAACTTTAATACACAGAGTCATTCATTAACTGGAACTGTAGGTGCAATATCAGAAACTTTTGAAGTGAGTGGTACAACCACTGGTGTTTTTTCTAAAGGTTCTGTTGGTGGACAAAGAACCCCAATCGAATCTGATGTAAGTGGTGCTGGTTCATTTAACTTTAATGGAACTCACTCACACTCTGTAGTAGGCAACACAGCTAATTCTGGTGGTGATGGTATTCAAGGAGAATCAAGACCACGCAATATCGCTATGATGTATGTAATAAAAATTTAACTATGGCAATCACACCAGGTACTTATAATATGACTGTTCAAAGGCGGTCAGATCATTCAATACAGTTAGTTTTTAAAGATAATACTAATAATGCAATAAATTTAACTGGATTTACTGTAGAAGCACAAGTATGGGAAGAAACACGAACCACAAAATATGCTGACTTTACTGTAACTTACACTGATAGAGTCGCTGGTACTATTGATATTGCACTAACTGATACGCAAACTGCTAATTTTAGTCCTGATATATTAAAATATGATGTATTACTTACAAATGGTGCTGGTTTGAAAGAATATTATTTAGAAGGTACTATATTTGTATCAGAAGGGTATACAGCATGACTTCAGTCAACATTACCACTACGAAAAATACTGTTACAGTAAATGAAGGCGATACAACTGTTGTAACTGTTGCAACTCAAGGCGCACAAGGTGAATCGTTTAGTACAACTGGAACTATACTGAATGATTCTGCTAAAGTTAATAACTCAGTAGTGTTTTTTCACCAAGCAAGTGGTACATTTAAAGCAGATGCTACTCGTACTGTGGAAAATTTAGTTGACGGAGGCAATTACTGATGGCTAATACAATTAGGATAAAAAGATCTACTGGATCTTCCGCGCCAGGTACTTTAGAAAATGCTGAATTAGCGTTTGCCGAAGGCAGTAAAAAGCTGTTTATTGGTATTGGTACAAGTGGAGCAGGAGGATCTGCTACAACTATCGAAGCGATTGGTGGTTCTGGTAGTTTTGCTGATTTATTTACAAGTAGAACACAAAATACATTTCTAGCCGCACCAAATGGTAGCAATGGTGCTGCAACATTCAGAGCTATGGTAGCTGCTGATGTACCTTCTTTGGCTCATACAAAGATAAGTGATTTTGATACAGGTGTAAGAACAAATAGACTAGATCAGATGGCTGCGCCAACTAATTCAGTTTCATTAAACTCACAGAATATTACAAACGTAGCTGACCCTGTAAATGCTCAAGATGCTGCAACAAAAGGGTTTGTGGAAGCGACTGCACAAGGGCTTGATGTAAAAGATTCATGTGTAGCTGCAACAACAGGAAATATTACAATATCTACTGCACTTAATAATGGAGATACTTTAGATGGTGTAACTCTTTCAACAAATGATCGTGTACTTGTTAAAGATCAATCTACTGCGTCTCAAAATGGTATTTATGTTGTTGGGTCGTCACCAGCTAGGGCTGCTGATTTAGCTGCTGGTTCTGATGCTGCTGGTATGTTTACTTTTGTAGAACAGGGAACTGTAAATGCCGATAATGGATTTGTTTGTACGAGTAATAAGGGATCAAGTGTTACAGGTACGAATAATCTTACCTTTGCTCAGTTCTCTGGTGCAGGGCAAATTACGGCAGGGGACGGACTTGATAAGTCTGGTAATACTTTATCTGTGGATCTAAAAGCTAATGGTGGTCTTGTTATTGAATCTACTGAAATAGCTGTTGATCTTGCTGCAAGTTCTATTACTGGAACTTTACCAGTAAGTAAATTAACAAGCGTTACTTCTACCGCGACAGAACTGAATTTATTAGATGGTTTAAACTCAACGACCACAGAGTTGAATACCTGTACTGATGGTAGTACATCTGCGACATCTACAACACTTGCAGCAGCAGATAGATTTGTTTGTAATGATAATGGGACTATGGTGCAGGTTGCCCTGTCCGATTTGGTCAGTTTTTTAGAGAATGAAAGTGTATCTGGTTTTAACATAGATGGTGGTAGCTATTAGAGCTAGGAGGTAATAGCTCATGGCTAATCAAAT